CGGGCAAAGCCCCGAATCGTCATATATCTATCACAGATCAAATGTGACGAGACTACTTTGTAGTCATGATCACCGCACCCCGTGCGGTGGTCCGGATAGTAATCTCTCTATCCCAGATGTCCTCATCATGAGGCATCCCATCAGTGAACTCATTGTAGTCCACATGAAGCATCGCCCCTGGGTCTTCAAGGAGCGGTGTGTCTTCGGGTATAACCTCGAAGGCCCTGCCAATCATGTACATGGCAGGATCCACACAGATAACCCTGTGTGGTATGGACGTGTTCCACGCGTCCAACTTCCGCTTTATTAAAAGTGAAAGCCTTTGGTCACGGGTTATAACCCCGACCTCAGTCTTATCTGCCCAATCACGTGGTAACACATGAAGTAGATAAGAGTCAGACTCCATAAATAGGTTGAGTCTGTTCACTACCCTATTCGGTAGTGGTTTATCTTCCCGTATGAGGGAGATAAGGTCTGGGAGAGACTCAGTGAGTAAATCACTATTATCTCTCAGCCAGTCCTCAAAGTAACCTTTGAGGCGGGTCTTCTCTGGAACATAGGAAGACCAATCGAACCCAAGATTCATTGGGTTCAACATTGGGATTTTGGTTTTATCAACCACGTAACCCCAATCATTCTGGAATTTGAATCCAGGATTTGACCATGTCTGCATAAAGAGATCATAGTCCAAGTGAGGATCATCAGTCCTCCCTTCGCTGAACTTCTTTTCGATGGAGAAGATCGGCTCTACTGGGTCTTGACCCCGTAGTAGAGACTGATAATACAGTCCCTTTGCAATCTCGAAGAAAACAGATTGCGGATCACTGAACATGTCTATTTTCAGTGAGTTGATCAGAGTCCTTTGATTCTGATCACGTGGAGTCACCACCGCCTCTGGCGGCAGTAGTGCCTTCATACCTTCCAATTTAGGAAGATAAAGATGATGCTTATGCACCACCTTGTCCGTTCGATTAGATCGAACGAATTTGTAGCCAAATCTGCCGTTGAGCAGGGCTGACAGCCGGTACTTAGTTTCCCGGGGGTTACGAGATTTGTTCTCAATCACTCGTAACATGTGCTTACCATCCATAGGGTAAGCACCGTCACCTCCTATTTCAAGGGGGGTGTAAGGACTTATACAGTCCGGTTCCTGCGGCACCAGTATGTGTTGCAGGAGAGCCGCTTGGTCGAAAAACCTTTTAGCTCGTGGGTTGCTGTTCGCAACCCACCTAGTCTCCTTTCCAAGGAGACTAAACCTCCCTATGTTAGTCATAGAGTAGGCGTCTACCTCACTGGGTTGAGGTAGTAACAACCTTATTCTTGGGTAATCCAAGTAGAAAAGGTCGTGGCCCCTCCTCATCTGTACGTGAGGGGTGTCGTGCACTGATTGTGGCACTAGGCTTCCTTCTTCACAGTAGAAAGCCATCCGAGAGGATACGAAAGTATCCAACTCAGATACCTTGAATATTTCATTCAAGGTGGAGATATGCTTATGCAATTTCTCCGGATCGTTCTCAAGAGCGATCTCATCATCACCTACGAGGGTATAAACCCGTAGGCCAGATTTCTCGCAACAATATTGATGTGCGAGGGTGAGTATGACTTTAGTCATCATATCACCCATCATCCAGCCACGCTGCATGATGACCAACTGGTAACCCAGTTGTGATGGAACAAACGCGAAGCGTTTTCCACAGTACTTGCTCTTCGCGAGCAGTGCTAAACCTAGAGGGAACTCCGGGTTCTCAGCCCTCTCAATGAGGCTGTGCCAGATTTGTCTAGCAACATCCTTGTTGCCAAAATCTGTAGCTTCCGACAAATCAGTCGAAAGAGCATAAACAGTGTTATTGTTTATGAGTTCACCCCACTCTGTGTTTTGTGGGTTGAGTACATCTGTGAGAAACCTCCACAGATGTCTGTCAGCCTTAAGGCCTGACTTAATCTGCCGTGATGTTAACGACGGCTGAAATATGTGAGCAAAAACTCCCATAAGCACCTGGTACGCATACGGTGCTACGGTGATTGTCCGAGCCTTAGATGGCTCGGCGACCCCGTGCAACCTAACACATGATGTGTAGGTTGGGTGGTGCAATAGCTGGTATATTGCCC